CGGGGGGGGTAGAGCGGGGTTCGAGGGGGTGATCGTATGGGATATAGGGTACCCCCCTTCTCAACTCTCTTGGATTTCCATAGGTTGACCCACCCCATCAACTCTCTGGGAATTCCACAGTGTGCTAGGGCTTCCTTCCACCACCACCATTCCCAGATTCGGGTGGACGGTTAGGGGATTCACCTATCACCGCTCACGACACAGCTTATTGGGCTAGGGGGCACCTCCTGAGTCTGCTAGGGCAGACTCATTGCTAACCACAGGCCACTCACTTATTCAGCAGGAGCAGCTGGGGGATACATAAGGGGATTCTTGGTACCCCTGTCAAGCACTAGTCCTGTTACACAGAATAGTAGAATAGTAGGAATGGTAGGGGTGTATGGCGGTTGTGACTCAGTGTTGAAGGGGATGGCTGGGATGGGAGGGTCTGGCTGTGCTGCCAAGGAAGGTCAAGGTGGTGGAGAAGAAGCTGGGGCGGGAGAATGCCTATGGCTTGGCTTGGCATGGGGACAACGTGGTGGAGATCGATCCAAGGCAGAGCGAGGAGGAAAGGCTGGATACCTTGATCCATGAGCTCTTGCATCTGATGGAGCCGGAATGGGAGGAGCAGAAGGTGGAGGCCTATGCGGCGTTTCTGGCCTCTCTGGTGTGGCAGCAGGGGTATCGCAGGGTCAGGGAATGAAAAGGCCCCCAGGAGTCTCCCAGGGGCCTTGGCGCTTACTTCTTGGCTGCGCTCTTCTTGGTACCTTTCTTCTTCTTCATATGCTCACCTCCCTTCCGTCTCTTTCTGGATCGCTCTGAGGTCCGCGAACCAGCGTCGGATCAAAGCCTCATTGGGGCTCTTCAGGACCAGTCCCTGAGCCTCCTCACAGAGCGTGAGCAGGACCCTGTTCTGGATCTGGGTTGTCTGAAGCTTGTCCCTTAGGGATTGGATGGTTCTGCCCGCGTTGGTGATCTCCTGCTCCAGAGTTCTGGCGAACTTGGCTGTGACGAACTCCTCGCCATCGTCTGGGTTGAATCCGAAGAAGACCGCCTTGGAGTCGGTTCTGGGGGTTTCACTGCGCTGCTCACTACACTGGGGCTGTGTATCGTTCATTCTAGGTTTATGGTCTGCTTGATGGCGATCTCGATGGCGTCTCTCAGATGCGGCCACTCCTCTGTGTTGAAGCCGATCTTGCCATCCTTGTCCTCCACCTCAATGTACTCGCCGCCGCCCTCGTCCACGATCCTGATGGTGTAGCTCATTTCACTGAATGTAGGTTCGCCCTCTGGCGACACGCACCACGCTATGGGTCTGAGTTTCATTGGGTTGGTGTAACAAATACTTACCGGTTTTTGTTACCGGCCTCCTTTGCGATCAATGCGTTCTCAAGCAACCTGTCACGCACTACCTCAAGGCTCTTGATGTCACGCAGCAACCTGTTGAGTTCCTTCACAATGGTCACTGGATTCACATCGAAGATCATCTTCTTGTCAGGCCTGACGATGAAGAACCCATCCCTTGGGCCGCAATTAGGGAGCATCTGTAGCTTGTATTTCATGGCTCCTCCTCAGCAATTCCACACATAATCGTCAGCATCTCAGCAGCAACTTTCCCATCCGATCCGTCAGCAAAGAACCGATTGGATGCTCGGTTGATGGCGGACTCAAGCCGCTTGATGCGTTGCCTCAGAGCGAGGTTTTCCTCATCGAGTAACTGTTGCTGGCGGATGATGGAATTCGCTGCGTTGAGTTCGCGTTCTAGCTCTTGGGCAAACTGCCTGAAAACGATTCCCATGCCGATGTGGGCGGCGTCAGTCCTAGGAGTGTCGCTCATGGCTTGGCCTCCCTCGCTTCATCCAGAATCGTCAGCATGTTGACAGCAATCCGACCATCTGTGCCGTCCTCAAAGAATTTGTATCCAGCCCTTTTGATGATGTCCTCCAGCCGCTTGATGCGCTCCTTCAGCGCCTTGTTCTCATCGTAAAGCTGTTCGACTAGATCCACTTGGCTTGGCGTCTCGTCACTCATGGATTGATCTCCTTGTTCGCCGCGATGTCAGTGCCTAGTGTGTAGTGATCGGATAACGGCTTTTGAAGGCGACCCCACTCATCACTGCGTTCAAACCTCGACAGTTTGTCATTTAGGTCTCTAACAGCTCCGCACAGTATGTTGTGCTTTTCAATTGTGAGGATGATGTAGAACGTAAGTACCGCGCTGTAGACTGTGAGCAGTACGATTCCAGCCATGCAGTAGATCATGGCTTTACCTCCTTGACTCGTTGCCAGTCGATGAAGGTAAACGGATTGTGGTCCTGAGCCATCGCATCTCCAGCCTCCTCCAGCCGCTTGATGCGGTCGTTGGCTCTATCACGTTCTGCGGCAATGCGAGCAACATCGGAATTTGCTGCCTCTAGCAGATTGATGCGGTCCTGTAGTTGTCCGTTCTGTATCTCCAGACACGTCATCGAACGTGCCCACTGAGGCCGGAACGTATCCTCGTATGACGATCCGCAGCGATAGCTTTGGATTTGATTCTGCTCGCGGAAAAATGGTAGTCCGCAGTGGACACAGACCATTTTGGTGACGTCACCAATATGATCGCTCATCGTTCACTCCTTTCCCAAATTTCAGCGACCGCTGAAACAGTCGGTTTCAGTGAACCAACATGATCGCTCATTTAACCACTTTCCTGTAGCGGGATACGGTGCTGTTCGCGATGCGGAACGTCTTGGCCAGATGCGCTGAGCTGATCGAGTGTGGCGTCTCCGCAATCTGCTTCTGGATGTCCAGCGGGATCCTCGGGCGTCCCAGCTTGGTCGAACGCTTCACGTTCAGCTGACGCTCCATCTCCCTGCAGAGATTGATGAGGTCTTTGGATGCCAGCTCGACGCCTAGGATGTTGATGACCAGCGCGTCCGTCTTGGGTGTGTCGCTCATGCGTTGTCTCTCTTGATGTTGTTTGGTCCGTATATGTGGAGGAAGTAGCCCTTGCCTCCGAAAGCCTCTGCGTTGTGCTCGACCACGAATCGTCTCTGGCCTGCGCTGGTGTTAAACACCGCAAGCACAGTGCCCTTCATCGTGTAGTCCCCTGTGTACTTGATGACCTTGTCGCCGACCTGAATCGGATCGTAGAGTCCGGCCTCTTCCACCTGTCTGGTTAGTTCACTGATCGATGACATCGTCTTTGTCTGTTATGAGGAAGCAGGGAGTTCCTTCGCCAACGTAGGACCCCAGCTGGTTGTAGTGGTACCACTCGATCGCGTCTTCGCGATTCCCGAACTCCTTGGTGAGCTTTGCCAGCACCTTCTCCTTGTCGTAGCAGAGGACCGGATTCATGCCGAAGCGCTCTACGTATCCCACGATGCAGTCGTCGTAGCCGTCCATCCGCATGACAGCTCCTTCAGACGCGCTCTGATCCTCCGGATATGTATCTCCGACTCCGCCAGCCTTTGCCTTAGGGACTCGTTTTCCTCCAGCACTCTTGCCAGTTCGAGTCTTGCGCGCTTTAGCTGGTGATACAGGTCGACGTGATAGTTTATTCCGCACTGAAGGCATAGTCCCTCTTCGTTCCAGTTGTGTTCGTTGCAAAACATCCGTTCGGCCAGGCCCTTGGTTTCACACTCTCGCAGCCATTAATTATGTGAAGCCACCTAGGAGGGGGAAGGAACTAACCGAACGGTCACCCACCACTCAGTGGGCTAAAAGTGTTTCATCACTGAGACAGCAATCGATTCACCGTCTCAGTCGTCAGGCGCAGCTCCCTCACGATCTCGCGAGTGGTCATCCCATGCTGGTGGAGTTTACGCACCAGAGCCGCTGTGTCATCGGGTTTGACGATGTGCTTCAAAGATTTCTGTGGCTTCGCTGGCTGTTCCAGCTTTGCACCAGTAAGTGCAGCCACCTGCTCCCTAGAGAGTCCAATGCGCTTCAGCGGGTCCACTTGGCTGCTCCTTTCCTTGGCTGCACCGACATCGAGTCCATCTCCACATTTCCAACACACGCCCTGAGGACGAACCCGCTCTGCGCCCTGAATGGATGCACGTACAACATGCTGTTGGTGGTGGGCTCAGTCTCGTCGGTCGTGTAGTAGATCTTCGATCCTGCGCGTGCTGGAGTCAGTGTCACCAGACTTCCATCGATGCGAACACTGATGAGCGGCTTGTACGAGACCACCTCGGAGCGCGTCTCGATGGTCTTGGCTCCATAGGTGGCGGCGGCCTTGTAGACACCCGCGTCTCCCTCGAGCATGTATTGGATGTAATACATGCTGTTGGTGGCTCCAGGAATGGCCTGACCATCCTTGTACCACTGGTAGGCGCTTGGACGGTTGGCAACCGCACGAAGCCGATACGAGTCGCCCTCCACCAGAGTGACGCTCCTCGGGTTCGTGACGAACGTGAACCATAGCATTCCCCAGACCCACGTGATCATTTGACCCTCCGCCTCATTTGGCTGCGCGCTGAGTGGTACTTTCTGTTGTACTCCTTGATCTTCTTCCACCGTTCTGGAGATGCCCACTTCTCGCGAATGCCGTACTTGGTCTTCTCGTAGTTGACGAAGTAGAAGCCATCCGACCTGCGGTCTCCAGCAGTTCTGATCACATTCGATTTCACGTGGTGCTCCCGTATGCGATGTTCCTGAGCGCGTCGATCGGTTGATGCCACGCAGTGGTTCCAGAAGTAGAGCTCACCGTAACAGATGGATTGCTGGTGAACTTCAGCTCCTTGATCTCAATGTTCTTTGCTGCCAGCTCAAGCGCCTGCCTGCTGTTCTGCACCTCGAGATCCCTGACCACGCGCTCCAGATGCCGCACCTTGGCGTCACCGCCCTTCAGTCGGAACAGCACGTCGTCCGCAGTCTTCACCTGCTCCAGTTCCGCGACGAGCTCCTTGAACGCCTTGGACAGATGCTCGTCCGCAACCTGCTCACCCTTGTAGAAGATGCCCTCTTCGGTGAGCTCCATTACGGTGCGCCCATTGATCTTGAAGCGGAATTGCCCGCCCTCTCCAGTGTCAGTCTCCATCTTCATCGTCTTCCTCTCCGCTGCGTTCGATCATCACGTCGCACTTGGCGTGCTGCTCTGTCCTGATCACGAAGTCCTTCACCTGTCCGTATCGCGTGAGCCAGTTTCCGACCCCAGCGCTCACGTTGACCGTTCCACCATCGGAGCTTGGATCGTGGACGGTGGCGAAGATGTGGATGGTGTCGAAGTGCTCTCCAAGAGAGTCGACCGCCTTCGTCACGATGTCCCTGTAGTCAGACTCAAGCATTGGGCACATCCTTTCGGCGACGACCAGTGATGATCATGTTCGCGTGGGACCGGCTGCACTTGTACTTCTCGGAGATCTCGACGTAGCTCATGCCAGCGGCCTTGTCCTTCTTCATCGAGAGGATCTGCTTGTCGGAGATCTTCACAGGCCAGCCGCCCTTCTTGCGTCCCTCATAGGGAGACTTGAGCTTGATGCCAAGATGCTTGTCTGCGACCTCGATGATCTCCTTCGCAGTGCAGCGTCTGGCGCGCACGATCTGGCTGATGGTGAGGCCGTCCTTGATGTCCTTGATGATGCCTTTGAGTATTGTAGGAAGCATGTTCGTGTAGAGGTGTATTACACCCAGCGACAAAGTCAAAACTGAACTTCAACTGTTTTTACGACGATCCGTTCCGCGCCCTTCATGTCGACGTAGGATCTGGACTCCTTCCTGAAGGTGGAGCTGGTGTGGTTGATCAGGGCCATCTCGCCTCTGGTCTTGAAGTTGGAGACGACGATGGGTCGGAAGTCGCTCTTGTTCCCAGCGTCGAACACCTTCTTCAGGAAGGCCACCCCGCTTGGGACGCAGTAGATCAACATCCAGTGCGGCACCATCAGCTTGATGACGTTCGCGTACGAGCTCTGCAGCTTGTCGAAGCTCACCATCGCTTCCATGTCATACTTCACGCAGAACGCATCCTCGGTCATGTTGCGCGACTTGATCTCGAGAGTTCCGAAGATCTCCTTGGTGGCCTTGTCGATCATCACAGCATCGACGCGACTGGGTTGGTCGTCTGGGAATCCGAAGATCCTGACGAAGATCTTTCCATCGATCGCATGCCTCTCGACCGCAGCGCAAGCTTCCCAGCCATGCTTGATGAAGGCCTTTCCGCTCTGCGTTGTGGCTCCCATCTGCATCAGTTGAGAGCAGGGTCTTGGACCAGCGAGACGACCAGCTGACCTGAGTCCACCTCAGCGATCAGCCTCATGTTTGCAGATCCCTTCACGAGATCCCTGAGGCTCATCACCGAGACAGACATCGATCCGCCATTCTCGAGAATGATCGCAGACAGGATGGTCGTGAACATCGGAGACTTTGGATCGTCCGTCTTGGTCAACACGTCCTCCCACTGCAGCGGTTCGCTCATGGCCAGCTCGGGTAGTAGACGACGCCGTCTCCTTTGTAGTCGACCACCTCGACCGCGTTGACGCGATCCAGCTTGCAGACGTGCTCGGCGAGCTTGTCCTGAGGCAGCTGGCTGTTCGAGATGATGGCCAGAGTCACGTCGTTGTTCTCGTACACCGACTTGAGCTTTGTCTCTTCACGCCAGACACGCACCACTCTCCCGCCGCTAAGCGAGACCCTTGTCATCGATTCAATTATCTTTCCCATAGAAGAATTGCAGTTGTCCGCAGGCTACGTCGTATGCCGCCGCAAGGCTGAGCTTCTCTACCTTCCGCCTGTGCTTCGGCCGGAAGTGGATCGTCCCGTCCTTGAACCATACCCTGACTTGGTCTTGGCCGATCGTGATGTAGGCAAGCTGCTTTGAGGCTCTTCGCCGAGGAGCATCAGTCTTGCCCACTGGCTTCGGTTCAGGCCCTGTGATGAAGCTTGGTTGTCGATCTGGCGCATCTGCTTTTGTGATACCCATAGCGCTAGCAATGTCCTTCCTTCAGCCCTGGCGTTTGACATTCCCTAGGTGTTATACACCTAGCCTTGTTGATCAACGTTCATGTGCCGAAAAGTCTTCAGTCTGCCGGATCAAACCTTGAGAAGAACTCGGTCTTCCTGCGGACGTAGTGCTTCCCATTGCGTTGGTAGATGACGACCTTCTCCTTTATCTCTCCGACGCGATACTCCGCTTCGCAGATGTAGTCGACGATGGTCTCAGGAGAGAGGCGGTTCTTGTACTTCTTCATTTGATGAGGCGATGGCATCCGTTCTTCTTTGCGAACTCCAACAGGCAGCAGATGCACCAGCGCCCATCAAGGTCATGCTTTGCCATCAGAAGTCCACCAACGTTGATCGCAGGCGGTTCGTCCCCATGAACGGGACAGGACTCGACCGGCTTGTCCCCATGAAGTGCTTGATTCAGTTCTTCCTTTGAAACTATTTCGCTCATGTGTGGAATGGGTGTAAAACACCTTTGCGATTACGTCAACACACTATAGCCGAAAACTGCGCGCTTGAGGTCCGGAGGTGTGAAGGACGGGCTCTTGATGAGCTTCATGTTCTGCGCGTTGACCCTGAAGCAGCGATCGGTGCGGCCCTTCAGGCGCGTGATCATCCAGTTGTTCTGGGATGCCTTCTCAAGGCTTCCAGATACCTCCTCGTCGGTCCACAGCTTGGTATCATTAGAGTCGCACACCGCATCGAGCGCCTCATAGAAGGAGAACCCAATGGAGTCGGAGATCTTCACCAAGCTCAGCAGCGCGCCCTCCACGCGCCGGACTGTGTCGTAGGACGGCCCTTTCGCCAGCTCGAACAGGTCGATGTTCACAGCGGTCTCGGCTGAGGCAAAGCTGCTGAATGATGGGAGCACACCCAGAGTGGTTCCGATGGTCAGTCCGCTGGCGTTCAGTAGCCCAAGGAGCGTGAATGCCACATCGCCGACATCATCTGCCAGATCGATGCGCAGGTTCTCGATGCGCTTGGCGGATTCGATGAGCGACTCCGCAGAGGCTGGAGTCCTGAGCAGCAGCGACTGCGTGTTCTCTGCCAGAGCCTTCGAGTAGTCGATGGAGTGGGGCAGGTACTCGTCGAACCACTCGCTGTTCACGTAGCTCATCTGCTTGTCGTAGAAGGCCGGATCGCGTTGGTTGGCGATTGTGGTTACAGGCTGTCCGGCAACATCACGCTGCCACTCGAACACCCGACGCTGATAGTGCTGCAGTCTCTTCATGGTACTTCCTTGAGTTCTGGATTGTCGTCGAAGCGGCAGAACGGTCCCTCATACCAGAGGCCAACCGAACCGCATTCGCCGTCTCTTTGCTTGGCGACGAGGAGCTGAGCCTCGCCACGAGATTCTTCTCTGTTTCGTGTCAGAAGACAGACCGTATCGGCATCACGCTCGATCTGTCCAGAGTCCGCAAGATCGGAGAGTCTGGGCGTCCTGCCCTTCTCCTTCTCGCTCTCACGATTCAGCTGGGCCAATGCCACAACCGATACCCCGCACGAGTCCGCGATCGCCTTGAGCTTGGAGGACACCTCAGCCACCTCGTAGGTCCGCTTCTCGTGACGCTTGGTTGGCAGCACCTTCTGCAGGTAGTCGACGAAGACCACCTTGACCCCATGCTTCCTCACAGCCCTTCGGATCTCAGCCCCAACCTGAGCCGATGTCATTCCTGACACAGCATTGCAGTAGTAGAGCGGAGCAGCTCCGATCTTGCTGTTGGCCGAGAAGACCCGCTGGTACTCGTTCGGGTTGAGGTTGCCACGCTTGAGCGTCCCCATCGAGACCGATGCCACAGAGGCCATAATGCGGCGCGCTATGGACGCCTCGGACATCTCGCAGGTCACGAAGAGCGTCGGAACCTTCGCTCCAATGCAGATCGAGCAGACCATCGAGGTGGCCAGTGCGGTCTTGCCGATCGAAGGTCTGGCAGCGACGAGGAACATCTCTCCTGGCTGCAGCCCATCGGTCATCCGGTCCAGCTTCCGGTAACCTGTGGAGATTCCAGAGATGTCCCCATTGCGCTTGGAACGCTCCTGAAGGTCGTCGATGAGCTCCAGCATGACCGCCTTCGACCCCTTCAGATTGCTCTGTGAATGATCACAGTTGATCAATCCAGCCTCCATCTCCGAGATAGCCTCCTCGACCGGCTTGGACGGGTTGGTCGAATCGGCCGAAAGCTTCATGCCGATCTCCCTGATCCTGCGTCGTCGGAAGGCTTCCCTGACTCCAGTGGCGTGGAATTCGAGGCTGGAGGCGCTAGGACAGGCGTCGATGGCCTTGGATAGGGCTTCTGTAGGGACGGGCTTCTTCGGATGAATGGCGGGCCATTTGCGCGCTACTGCGAGCATGTCTGGCGCAACGCCTTCTCCTTCCAAAGCGGCTACGACCTGAAAGATCTCAAGAAGCTCAGCGTTGAAGATGGCTCCGGAACGGTACAGCGGCATTGCCTCCGCAGCCGAATCCAGACCACCGATCAGACAGGCTCCTAGGACGCCCAGCTCGTCGGACTCTGCGTAGAGCGGGCTGTTCTCTTCGCTCATAGCGCATGCCTCCAGTCATTCGGGTCGTCCATCCACTCCTTGCCTGGGGGTCGCTTGGGCTTTGTGAGCTCGAGCTGGGGCTGAGGAGATCTGGACAAGCCCCTAGCCCTATCGATCTCGCCGTTCCAGTTGTTCAGCAGGGTGATGATCTCCCTGCGGAGGTACTGGTCTCCGGACATGTAACGTCTTTCAAGGAGGTCGATGTCTTCAGGTGGAGTCCCCAGCTTGATCACGTCCTTCAGAGCTTTGATCTCTTTTGAGCTCCAAGGAGTGGTTGGACGCCGTTTGAACCATACGGAGATTCTTTCCTTCAAAGCCTCTGCCTCAGGAGCGAGAGCGACGTATGTATTTATAGTAGGAGATGGAGACGGAGACGGAGAGTTGCCTTCCGGTTGACCATCCGGTTGGATAGTCGGTTGAACAGTGGTTGCAACCGCGGTTGAACCCCTGTTGGCAGCAGCTCTAGCAAGTGCTGATTTTAGGCCCTTTTCGCGCTGCTTGTTTCTGTAATTGGCCTGCTTTTCCCTTTCAGCCTCGAGCCTTTCGTTCCGAAGCAGGTTGTCTTCGCATTGCCGGAACTTAGCCAAGACTGCATCCGAAACCAAACCGCCAGCCAACCGCTGTTGCTTCTCCGGTTCAACCGGAATTGAACCTCGGCTCCATTGATGACATAGGAGTCGGATATACGCTCCAACCTCCTCTTGGCTTAAATCGAGTGTTCCGGCCAGAAAGTCATCAGCGTAGAGCTGAAAGGCTGGTGCCTTCCTTTTGAATTTATGGGTCATGTCTCACAACAAAATCCCCAATCCAACCACTGCCGCTTCGCACAGGCACAGGCGCTAGATGGTAGACATCTAGCGTAAGCCTTCGGCAGTAGCTGGATTGGGGGTTCTGCTGTGTTCATCCTGTGCAGGGGTGCGAATCCCTTGTCCTCAGTGGGGAGGACGCGCTCAATGTGATTGGAAGCGAATCATGCGCAAGCACGAATCGCCAAATACTACTACTTATTCTTCAGTGCCCAGTCATAGATGAGCAGGGCATCCGCAGTTGCGAGTGTAACCTCCAGATGGGGAAACAGCTCTTGAGCTTTTCCCTTCAGCTTTCGCTTCCATTCGCCCTTGCTGTCGCAGTTGCGGGCAGTACCTAGGCCTAGGCCCTTCTGCCACGTGTGTGGATCGACCCGCTCCAGTCGGAATCCCAGTGCTAGAGCGATTCCAATGCAGATCCCATAGTTCTCAAAGAGGACACTAGTCGTCGAAGAGGGGATATTCTTCCCAACGAACCTTGGGAGCTGCTCGATCACCAGCATCGAGACTCCTCCAGCGCGCAAGGACCTCAGCAGGTCCAGCATTTCGGTCGGCGTATCCGGCATATTGGCCGTATGCACGACGTTTTCCGCATCATTCCACGCGATCCCACCGCTCTTTCCTGGGTCAATCGCTGCTATTCTCGTCATCGGTGAATGCTTCTTCGGGGTAAGAGATGAGCCCTAACCGGATCATGCGTTCCATCATGGGCCAGTTAGGGCTTTTGGTGATGTCTACCTTTGCCTTAGGTGCGTACCACAGTTCTCGAGCGCAGTCCGCGCACGTGGGCCGTTTCGACCAGAACTCATCCAGCGGCAGAGTGCGGTTGCACCTGATGCAGGTCTTGGTCAGGGGCTTATGTTTTTCTTTTCGGCCCATTGTGGCAGGTCTATCTCTGCCTCTTCATCGGTATAGCCCGGCCATTCGTTGAGCGTCTGGCATTCGGCTACCCGATCGAGGAGAGTTAAGTAGTCTCGTCGGCCTCTTTCGAGGACTCGTGCTGAGACTCGATGCAGGCATACGGCGTATGGTGCCTCCTTTTCCACAGCAACAAAGACGAAGTCGTTCTTCTTCTTGTCGAGGTCCCACTCATCAAAGAGGTGGTTGTGGATGTCGAGGTAGTAGGCGGCCTGCAGATCGTAGCGCCAATCCCACATCGACTTGGAGAACTCATCACGTCGAGCACCGCCGGACCCGACCGTCTTGAGGTCGACGATCTTGGCGACGTTGGGCACGCAATCAATGCGCCCCTTCACCCTCACGACTGTGTTGCGTAGGCGCACTGTGTTGAACACAGAGACCTCAGTCTCGCAGTTGGAGAAGTACTCGGCCGCCTGCTTGTTGGACATGACGGAGTCCCTCATGCCGCAGACCTGATCCATCATCTCCTGATCGACGATCTGCGCCTGCGGATTCCGCTCCTCCCAGAGCTTCCAGTACTGGATAGCCTCCAGCGTCGACTGCGAAGGCTTGGCGGCCTCCTGCTGAGCTTTGGTTGGCCTCTTGGGCGCGTCCTCAGGCAGAGTCTGCACGCGCTTGGTGAACTTGTCCGGCTCGAGCAGAGCCATATGGACCAAGGTGCCCAGCATCTGGGCTGGAGTTGGAGGAGTCCTCCTGCGCTTTCCGAACTTCTTTTCCCAGAAGTGGCGCGGCGAGATCAGCATCGGTTTGAGGTCCGACACGCTGATGGCCGGATCATTCCGGTATTCGGTCTCGTCCAGACCGAGATGGATTCCTGAAGCGATCATGCGTTGATCTTGGTCAGGAAGCCTTCGAAGTTGCTGAGGATCTTGGTCGCCTTGTCCTCGCCGACATCGCGATATGTCTGAGCCTCGCCGATCCAGTTGACCCGCTTGAGGAACGCATTGGCCGCAGCCTCGCAGCTGGCCTTCTCGACAGCCGCCTCAAGGTCCTGCTTCCACTTGGCCTCAGAGCCGCTGTTGCGCCACTGCTCGAGCAGCTTCCCAGTGTCTTCGGTCACTTGGAAGATCTTGTCGACGAAGAGACCCGAGCGGTCCTTGGAAACAGAGACGCGATGATCCAGAGCCACATCGAAGACGGTGGTGAACTCGTACTCGATGCCGTCCCGCATGATCGGAGCTAGGCCGACCTTCTTGATCGACTTCTTGCCCTTCTCGTCGACGTCCTGCACGTAGTCCATCTTGGAACGCATGCAGCAGATGAGGTGGACCGGAGACTGGAGCACAGCCTTGATGATGTCGGAGAACTTGTCTCCGGCAGCGCGCCAGTTGGTGTAGCTGTTGGAGCCAGGACGCGAGTCGAGCTGACTCTTGTACTCGAGGATGCCTTCCCAGAAGTGGGAGGCGCTATCGATGATGATGCACTGGTAACCGGACTGAACGGCTGCGGTGATGCCCTCGACGAACTTCTGGTGATCGAACGGAGGGGCGAGGTCGAGCGTGTCGAACTCGAACTTGTCCGCATACAGGGAGGCGGAACCGTTCTCGGTGTCGATGAGTGCGACCTTTCCAGTGGGGCCGACCAAGCCTCGAGCGAGGCGGAGTGCGGAGTAGGTTTTGCCAGAGCCGCTAGGGCCTGTGACTGCCAGCTTCAAGAAGACTTTCTTCCGAGTGGCCTTGGTGAACGTAGGTGATGACATGGTTGTGTTACCCGATTCGGGCAGGCGAGACACTAGGTGTTTTACACCCAGCGTCAACGAGATCTTGGATCTATTTCCTACTGGCTCTTGTGGCGGACGAACGGCTCGTCGGGGTGGGAGTGGCCATGCTCGGCGAACTCGAGGTAGGCCCTGCAGTCGACGTAGTTGTCCTTGTGGAAGACCCGCACCGCTCTGTGGATCTTGAAGCTCGCCATCATAAGCTCAACGACGTGGGCTGGTATGGGGCTTGGAAGATCGATGCCATAGAACTGCTGGAGGATTCCGGTCCACTCCAGACCGATGTTCTTGTGGCTGTGATGAGGCTCCCCATAGACGGCCCCTCGTTCGCGCATCGTTTGATGCACAGTCTCCTGATCGACTGACATGAGTTGTTAGTTGGGGTTGGAGGCGATCGCCGCTGCGTTCTTGTACAGGCCGTCCACGAATGAGTCGCTCCAGCCAAGCATGGACTGAAGCTGCAGAATGATCGGGCTGTTGCGGACGATATTCTCTTTGTATTCCCACCTGTTCCAAGCGATCGACTTCTCAGGCTCTGGAAGGCTGTTCAGCACGTTCGTGATCGCGGCCATTTCGCCAGCAAACATCACAGCCTCACGCAAGGCCCACATTGAGACCTGCTGAGGAACAGGAACAACGATCTCAGAGACCACCCAAGCGCCATCGACCCACTGGCATGTCTGTGTGGCGGGATCGTAGCTGGGCTGGGGAGATTCAACCCATCCTTTGCGGAGCAGGTTTGCAATGATTTCAGGGTCGGTTTCAGCACGAAGCTGATCGCTGTATGAAAGATATGTCATGCTATGCAAATTGTGTTTTGTATCTGAATGCAAACGCAACCCCAACTCGTTGCCTTAGTGCATTGGTTATGCTCGACCTGAAAATAGTAATGCACCCAAAATCTCCGCCCCACCTAGAAAGCCCACCCTCGGCTGTATTACGACCAAACCAAACCTCGTTTGAATTCATAGTCGACGAGATTGTAAATGGACCAAACGCAGTTTTGTTCAGGTATGTGTTTATTGCCGTTCCATTCATAACGGCAGTGTAAATGTACGGCTTGTTGATTGTGCTGTAATTGTTCGTTGAAGAAAAATGCCTTACTGAGTCTTTCCAGGTTTCTACAGTTGAAGTAGTTGGTGTTGTTCCAGATGAAGACGGTGCGTGAACAAGAGCTCCCCACCCTGAGGTCGCTTGGTCCGATGCTCCTGTCGCATTGAAACTGACCAAGCGGCTCTGCGAATTGGTATCTCCGTTTGAAGCCAGAACGATGACAGACAGGTTGTTGGCAGTTACTGGGAAGCTGTTTGAGCCGAACGTTGAAGTGATGCTTCCCCAAGACGGAATCGTATGTCGCACCGCTGGCAATCCGTTAAGGTTTGTGGAAGATGCGATGTACAAAGGATCTCGCACACTATCACCTTGTCCTACAATATGATTGTTATTTCCAGACAAATCTATCCACCTTGCCGGTGACCAGCTTAGTATCCGAGTATTGTCTGAAGCATTCCTAATCAAACGAGCATCGACAAAAACAGCGGCTCCAGAATTTCCTGGATTATAGTGCCTGTTCCTTCTGTGCATTGTTTGTATGGTTATGAATATACTTAGGTGTAGGTGATTTCAACGCCAAGGAATCGAGCATCAACTCCAAGTGTGTCGGATCCATTCGCTGCATCGCGATACAGCTCGAAGATCACCATCTGGCCAGCGGCAGGAGAACCAGCAAGAGTGATGGCAGATGTGGCAGCACTGATGTGCTCAGCATTCGCGGTCTGCAGCGCATCTGTGGCTGTCTGTGCAGTGCCCATCGCTTGATCGAGAGCGGAGTTGTCTGCGTACGCACGACCAGACAAACCGAAGATCACGTTTCCGGTTCCACTTGCAGCGGTCCAGTGGAACTTCGCTGTGACCGTTCCAGCGGTCCAGTTGCTGGGCATTACGATGGCCACCTGAGCGTACTCAGCGGTAGCCGCATCGAACTCTAGGACGTCGTAGTTGACCCTGTTTGTTGTGGTTTCGAGAGAGTTGACGCCACAGCCTCCGGTCGTCCTAGGAATCCATTGAGCAGCAGGAATCCAGAGGTTTGTGGACCCACCGCCACCACCACCTCCAGAAGCGGCAGCCCACTTGAGCCCTGTTGCTGTGGCAGAATCGATTGTCAGGACGTGGCCGTTTGTCGCTCCTACAGCAAGCCGAACCTCGTTGGTTCCATCGTGGACGATAATGTCGCCCTTTGTGGTTCCAGGAGCCAGCACATTGAATGCTGCTGTAACAGTGGCTTGGCCGGTTCCACCATTTGCTACAGGCAATATGCCAGTAACGTTGCTGGTCAGGCTTACTGAGCTGAGAGCGGTTCTCCAAGCGCCACTGCTGTAGAATTGGAACAGGTTGTTGGTGGTATCGACCACGATGGGCACGCGACCCGTATAAGCGGTCGGAACTCCGGTAGGCGTACCAGCGCAACCAGCGACGTAGAGGAAACCGTCAGTGGCTGTCGTGGCGACCGCAGCGGTGTTGACGATGACGTTTCCGGTGGAGTCTAGGCGGAGGCGTTCGGTTCCTCCGGTAGAAAAAGCGAAAGTGGAAGCGGCGGGCCACCAAAAACCCGTATCTGAATAAACATTGTTTACCAACGATGGTATTGCAGCACTTCCAGCATTAGATATTTGAACTCTTCCAGCTGAAGTGATTCCAAATCTGAACACACCTCCTGTTGAAAATGCCAAGAAGTTGGCTCCAGCATTATACAACCCCGTATCCGTATCCCCACCAAACGTGATCGCCGGAAGTGCCGCCGTACCAGCCGCAGCGATCTGGACTAGGCCGTCGGTGGTGATCCTCAACCTCTCCGCAGCCACATCTCTAATTACAAATGGAATTTGCGATGTGGAATAATTAGAAGAAATTCCTTGGATTCCATTTGTGTCATCTACGAAAAGACCAATACGACGATTCCGAGTGCCATCTTGTACCGCTACCGAAAGTCCGACGATGCCGGAACTGGCTTGGACAATCGTTTTTGGTGTAAATACAACTCCAGCGCCATCTGGAAGTGTCGGAGTTGCACTCCCACCCACCAACAACCTCTGCGCTGAATCAATCCGCATGGCCTCTGCGCCGCCAGTGCTGAAGCCGAGGGTGGAGGTGGTGGGGAACCAGAGGCCGGTGGAGCTATTGCTGGCGTTTGCAAACGCAGGCAACGCAGCACTTCCAACTGCATTGATTAGTAATTGGCTATTATTTACCGATACCCTTGAGCTTCCACCTGTCGCAATGGTTAGTTGATTAGCTGCACTATTCCATATCCCCGTATCCGTATCCCCACTGAAGCTGATCGAAGGAGCGGCGGCAGTGCCTGCGGCATTTATCGTCTGACCGGTGAGCGTGAGGCTGTCGATGGTGGGTGCTGTTCCAAACACCAGAGATCCGGATCCAGTCTCATCAGTGACAGCGGAAGCCAGATTAGCGCTCGTTGGAGTCGTCAGGAACGTGGCAACTCCAGAAGCTGGCGTGACGGTCGCAAGAGCGCCAAGCCCCATCGAAGTGCGAGCAGTAGCTGCGGTCTGATTCTCCCAGCGATTGGTGACGTAGACCAAGAAGTCGTTGGTCGCAGGAGTGGTCGGATAGTTGACGTCGTGCAGCTCGTTCAGCTCGTAGCCGTTATTGACGGCGACGTAGATGATTCCATTGCTGTTATGCGCGCTTACGACATACCCAACCCTGACCGCGTGATTCGGCGCAGCTGGGATAGTGTTTGTGAGCGCTCCAGCTGTTGTGGCACTGACGTAGAGGAGTTGGCCGTCTGAAAAAGATCCGGTGTTGAGATTACGCAGCAATCCGCTGGTAATGATCATTCCGGTCCCGTTTACAGCGATGTTCTCGGCAGCGATGCCAATCGTCTTGGCTGTGTTGGCATCTGTGTCACCAAGCGCCAAAGCAACAGTCAAATTTCCTGTTAGCGCACCGCTGACATAAACGACCTGACCTCTATTGATCTGAGAAGCGGTGTTGTTCCTTCCGAGAACATGACTATCAATACCAAGCAACGCGTTGACAGTCCCAGAGCCAATACCAAGATCGAGTGTCTTGTTGTTGGGATCCCAAGTTAGCTTTGCAATTCCAACAGTTGCACCAGTGGTGTCGAACGTGAGGCTCTTCAGCCCGCTCATCTCCTGAGTGTCAGAGAGAATGACGCTGCTGTTTTGGATCTGCGTGTTTACCTGATCCCATCGGACCAGAGCCATATCTGTGATTCCAGATGGCGGCCCAGAAACATTACCTCCACCACCGCTTCCACCAGATGCTGAGATCGTGATCGTGTCGGTCGTTGCGTCTGTGGTGATCGTGACGTTCGTTCCAGCAACCAGAGTCAGCGTGTCGGAGGTGCTGTCCGCAACAACGCTGGATTGTCCAGAAACAGCGAACGTAGAGAACGTGTTCTGAGAAGCCGCAACGTTTGCGGGAGCCCAAGCTGATCCGTTCCAGCTGACAACCTGCCCGTTTGTTGCACCGCTTTGCGTGAGGTCGCTCAGAGCGTGCGTGTGCGCCAGAGGGGTACGCGCATCGGAAAGCCTGCTGTCGTTGCCTTGGCAGAACGTATTGGCGGTAGAGCCAAACGCTCCAGTCGTGATCACACCAGACGTGGTTGTGATCAGAGGGAGGTTCGCGGTCGATCCGATAGCTCCGACATTCGTGATGTTCCCATGAGTGTGGGAAAGCGGAGTTCTGGCGTCAGACAGGCGTGCGTCGTTTCCGATGCAGACAGTGGATCCAGAAGAGCCAGTCGGAATGCGACCGATGTCGAAGATGCCACTGGTGACATCCGAAGCAGCATGAACGTGCGCTGTTGGAGTCCGAGCGTTCGTCAGGCGAGTGTCTGTTCCGAGAACAACCTGAGAGGTAGTGGCATCTCCGGTAGCCGGAACATTCAGCGTAGCGGACGTTCCAAGAGAGAGCTTGGTTCGAGCAGCAGAGGCGGTGGCAGACGTGACGAAGTCCGCACCGTACACGCTCATTCCATGAGCCGTATCGGTCAGAGCAGCATGCGTAGCAACAGCGCCAGCAGCCTCATAGTTCAGCGCAGGGATGTCGGTTGCGACAAGAGCTCGAAATGACGGAGCGGCATTGTTCGTCGCGGGAGCGGCAAGAACGGTTCCAGCAGTCTGCGTCGTGAATGTCGCAGCGATCGTTCCAGCGCCAGTGACTGGAGAGTTCGCAACGTTGAAGATGTTGGGAAGCGTCAGCCCGACAGAGGTGACGGTTCCGACATTCCCTGTGGATGGCGTGGTCGGAACCCAAGCGGTACCGCTCCACGTAGCAACCTGACCAGCGGCAGCTCCGCTCTGCGTCAGTTGGGACAGCGGATGGGTATGTGCATTGGGAGCCTTTTCATCTAGGTAGGTACAGTTGTTGTTTACCTTGATGAATGCGTTCCGCAGCGAATCACCCGTATTGTCGTTCGCTGCTGCACCAACATTAACGAGCGTGAGTGGCATGTTAGTTCTGCAGCTTGATCGGAGTTGAGAAGGTCACAGAAAGCGTGGAAGCGCTTGAGGAAATCGTGGCGTCGAAGTTGCAGTAGGCGATGAGCTTGTCAGCTGCTGCGCTTCCAGTATTCGTGTAGAGAAGCGCCCCCTTCGCAGAGATGGTCGAAGACGTCCACTCTGTGTTTGGAATGGTTATGCTCACAGAGTTTGTGGCGTTGTCTACAGTGACGCTGCTTCCATTGAGAGGTACCACTTTTCCGAACTCAGTGTAACCGGCTCCGATCGGCTCAGCGCCACCTCCAGAAATGAAGTTGGATCGAGTGGTGTGCGATTTGCTGACAACGTAGGTGGACGTGGTTCCAGCCAGAAGCATCTTGATCGGCGTCGTGCCGAACTGGAGAGTACCCTGCGCCATTTCCTTCAGCGCATTATTGTAAAGTGTTACGGTAGCAGGCATGAGCGTCGTTTAGACCGAGGTTTACTGGCTGTCGATGAGGAGTCGCGACTCCTACCTATACTCAGATGTCTTCTTTGCGATCCGACTTGGCTGAGCAGAGAACTGCTTCCCGCGTCGAATAGCAGACCTTTTCGCCGCACTTGTTGCGGAGTATTCCGAAGACGACAAAGCCTCCCGCGCTCGACGAGGCAGATAGCGTTCTCCTGTAGCGCCTTTGCCGACCACAGAGTTCTTGCCGCTCTTGGTGCCCCAGTCCTCGCGAGTCCACTTTGCCAGACTATTGGATGAGCTCTTGGAGCCTTTGTATCCGCCACCAGCCTTCTTGTAGCGGGCAACAGCAAGCTGGGCTTTGCGGGCACTCCACTGGCCGGAACGACCACCCTTAGATGATGCTGTAACCTCTCGGACAATGCGGCTCCAGAGAGCTGGTTTGGTCTTCGTTGCGGTGCTTACCATAAACGCGTCCTTGCCCAGTAGTTGGCTGAGAACTTGTCATCCTTCGTCAGCTGGCCCTGCTTGTTCCTGATGCCTCCGCTGCGAGCGAGGTAGTTGGCCCTGCGCTTAGGGTTCTTGTGCTTGGTGAAGTCGCTGTAACCACGAAGCCCAAAGTTCACGACCTTCACCTTGTTGCCCTTCTTGGCGAGCACACGCATCTTGGCCTTCGACCCAGCAGGAGCCTGCTTGGGCTTGTTGAAGCCAGGAAACTTCTCGCCTCGATATGTGATCCCGCCGCTAGGCAGGCGTTTAACTCCCTTGATCATCTGATACCTCCTTGATTTCGGCCTCACTGACAGGCCCGTTCACATTCACATTCACCTGAGTAACGCCAACAGATGCTCGTGGAGCGAATCCAGGAAGCACCATAGCCTCAGTCTTGGCTGTCTCAGCTGCGGTCTGGGCGCTCTTGATGAGCAGTTCTGCGGCATTGTTGCTCTTCCCGATGAGGTCGGCGTTGATCTTCATCAGGCCCATCATCACCTCTGGGTCTGTGGAGGATTCTGCTGCGCGCTCGCAGAACTCCATCGCCCTATCGGCCCTAGCGATGTTCATCGCCAGTCTCGACCTTCCGATCTGGATGGCACCCACCTGCGCGACGAATTCTCCAAAGAGTCCAGCATGCTTGAGCTGCTTCGCGTCGATGATTCCGAACCCAGCCTCCTTCGCCGCCTTCTCTGCTGCGGCAACAGAGATGGTTGGCTTGTTACGAGTCATAGGCACTTCCGAAGAAGTGTGGACGTTTTGTTCGATCGGGATCGGTGCGTTCATGGCCAATTACCCTCCCTGATTCCCATCGCGTCCATCCAGCACATCTTCTCTGGCAGCTTTGCCGCCAATGGCAGGTAGCACCAGCAGCCCACTGTCTGCGGCTTCCCGTTCGGCCCTATCATTGTCTCCCCCAGGTATCCGCAGGTCCACATCGGGCTCCGCATCGGACACCGCCAGCAGACGCGCAGCCGCTTCTTCCAGATAGGCGCTGGTGTCCTCGACCCCAAGGAGATCGTCAACGCTCTGGTCGCCAACCCCATCGCCATCCAAAGACGCTCTATAGCTGATGAGAGTGGGAGCGCCCTGAGCAAAGCGAGCCCCGCCTTGGTTGCGACGCCAGTATAGGCGACAGCACGATGTATTCTCTTTCGCAGCATACTCACGTATGACGTCGTAGATCTGTTCTTCAAGATGACTGATCTTGGTTGCCCAACGCTTCAGGTACGCTATCGGACCTAGCGATGCCGCACACTCATGTTCTGCTTCGGCCGCAGCATTTTCCCAGCTTGAGTCGTGAATGACCTCGATCGTCCATCCGAACAGAGCCCTGTTCATTCGTGACCGATACTCAGTCAACTCAGAGCTTCGGATCATTCTGGAGGCAGCTGTGAAGGCTAGAGACATCAGCCGTTTTCGATCCTTCACGAAGCAGATCTTCTTGAGCTGCGGGTAGCGCGCCAGAAGCACCTCCTTCCAGTTTCGTCGATAGGGGAAGGCCTGCAGCCGGAATAGTCCGAAGTCGATCATCCTTCCGGACAGCAGCCAGTCCGCCATACATTGGCTGATTGCCATCCAGCAGAGCGTGAGATTGGAGCGATCCAGACCAGATCGGTCCGCAACCAGATCGATGAACTCGTTCTGAACATCGAGCCTCTTCTTCTTGGACCAATCAACTGTCTCTGACTCTGGAGCATTAGGCTTCTCGCAGAGCTCACCATTCCACTTGTAGTAGAACTCAGGAGTGATTCCTGCGGCCTTTGTTGAGGCAGCTGTGAAGTCGGACAACTCCAGAAGCCAACCGCTTCGGAGTGGAGTCCCATTGTGAAACCTCAGCTTCGGCTCAACGACGCCATATTGCGCGAACCCTATTGGAACCGCAGGGACGACGTGAGCCATCTCTTTGCCATCAAGGACGCAATGCCTGAGCCGCATTGGAACCGACCACGCAGCTCCAGATAGCACCCACAGCTCAACGTCTTTTTCCTCAGAGTAGGTCAGCTTCATCATCACTGCGTGAACACAACTGTCGGCTTCACTGTTGGCGCGAATCGGCGCTCGATGTCCATTGGCGTCTCTGAGATTAGCATGTAGGTGACGGCATCGAAGATGTGCTTGTTCTTGTCGCCATCACGTATCGGCTCGGCCTTGTTAGGTCCTGGCTTCAGCTCCTTCACCATCTTGATGGTATTGGACAGCTGGGCTGAGAAGTAGATTCGCCTACTGAAAAGCAGCTTCTTCATCAGACTGATGCGCTGCTTCACTGATCCAGATCCCTTTGTGACCGCATTCAGCACGATCTTGCCTTGGCTGACCTGCCTCACCACCAGCTCGTCGTAGACATCTGATGCCGCCCTATAACGCCAAGCGCTATTGTCGGACCAGTGACGCCACATGATCCGTTCGTGGCCGTACTCGCGCTTGATGAACTCCTCCCACTTCTCCATCCGCTCGATGACCGCATAGGTGAAGTCGGCGATGCTGAGCTTCCGGTCGATGACGACTACCTCGTCCAAGATGTCGAAGACGCTGTTTCCATTCTCGTCCTCGCGCTTACATGCGATGCAGCAGGCGTGGTTGACGTCACCAAGGTCCCATCCTGTGTACAGCTCGATGCAGTTTCTGTTCGGAACAATCACATCCCATTCGTCTTCGGTGGCCGACGTGGCGGTACCAACCACATGAGTGGACTCTACGAAGACGTCTGAGAAATATGTGTCTGATACATCTGCAACCCATTCGCCCCTGACGTAGCGGGCAAACAGCTGCTTGTCGTAGCTGTACTTGGAGATGAGGTCCTTCTTCTCGCGTGGGTCTAGGAAGATGTTGTCGTCGATCGTGAACTGGATTCGACCGTAAGAGTCGTCCCTGTTTTCTCCATCCGCCATCTTCGGGAACCACACGCCAGCCAGCCAATGGTTCACGCCAAGCTCTGGAGGGTTCAGGTCGACGATCAGCTGATGGTTCTCGTACGGGATTCCAACCACGCGAAGCTGGTCGGATAGGGAATCAAACACAATCCGCTCCTCGAACTGGTCCGCCTCAGAGATCCAGACCATTGAGAAACGCGTCCCCTTGAACTTCTGCTCAGCCTCGCCAACGTTCTCAAGAGAGTGCAGCTGAATCTCAGAGGTTCCACCGAATGCGTTGCGCACCCTTGCGAATGACATCTTGGTGGCGACGTCCATCGTTGGCTCCTTGATCCATTTCATCCCAAACCCAGCATCGATCCATTCCGGAAGGACCGTTCTGGTTATGTCACTCCAGACACCAACCTTACCATTTTTGAGGGTCTTGGTGATGACCCCAACAATGGCGTTGTTGTTCTCGAACAGGTGTCTTGCGGCCCGATTGGCAATAGCGAGCGATTTACCCGCCTTACGTGGACCGTCCACCATCAAATATCGGCTGTAGTTGTTGAAGACCTCGAACCCCTTTGGGAACAGATTCGGCAACCACCGCCCGCTGGAGTCTTGCATGCAGGAGCTACGACTTTGCGTGGACAATGCACTTAAAGGCGGGGATGACTCCATTCAAAGTTGCACCAAATGAACGAAATCAAACTGCAGCGTGATGGTCTCGACAGCGCAATCGATGCTCTCGAGGTTGGCGAAAAGATGGAGATCTGCGCCACCATAACGATCACTTCCAAGACTGATTCCGAGATCGTCGCTTCGGTTGAGGAAGTCGAGCAGGACGAGATGGCTATGGACTCTGAGGAGGGTATGGACGAAGAGGAGTCCTACGATTCCGAAGAGGAAGCTCCGATGCCTAAAAAGCGTGGTAAGGGTCTGGGCATCCTCATTATGATGG